CACGCCTCCGATCTGCAGGAACAAGTCCCACCCGATCAATGAAAAAAGATACGGCTGGCGCATCCTCGGGTCCCGTCCGCTGCCCAGCAGTGAGACGAATTCTTCCAAACCTTAGACTTATCACTAAGATCCTTCGGAATGAGAGTGTGATTGAAAAAGATCACTACTTTCATTCAGGAGCTATTAGTTGTGAGAAGCTATCTGAGGAATGGTTTCTGTGGCTGAAAAGCATTACGGCACGAAAGCCAGATATTCTTACCCTCGCCGGCAAGGGAAGTAAAAGAGTGTTTGACGTCGAGTGTCTGTGGTGCGATGAGGCCAGATCGAAGAGGGCGAGAAAGGACTGGCAAAAGAAGATGTCAGTTCCTATGGACTCGATCGATTCGGATCTTCGTGACCGGCTCAAGCAGCACGTTCGCAGAGTCATGGGGAAAAGATGGTGGAAAGACTATCGCAGTAAAGAGGAGCGATTCCCTGATCAACAGGGTTGTCTTGAATTAGAGAGGAAACTAGGGGGAAGCGCTAGTGTTCCAAGAGTAGGGGAAGAACCAGAAGTCTTAGTCAAAGAAGCGAGTCCCTGTCTAGGGTGTTGTTTCCGAGATCCAAACCGGTCGCGAGCAGCCCAATGTAGGAGAGGCGACGAAGGTAGCGTCGGCCTGGGCTGTAGTGATGTCTGGGAAACGATCGGTGAAGTTGCACACCATAATGAAGTTCGGGTAGGGACGGCTAAGACTAAGGGGAAATTCCGGGTGGTAACGATGCAATCTGCTAGGACGAAGCGAATTTTACGGCCAATTCACGAGGCTGCTTATGATCACATAAGCAAGGCCGATTGGTGCGTCCGTGGGCAGGTTAAGTCGGAACATCTGGAACCTCTGCTTGAAGATAAGAGACCGGGGGAAACATTCATATCAGCCGATTTCGAGGCTGCGACCGATAATTTGAATCCCGATGCGGTACTAGCGGTAGTGGAAACTCTTTGCGAAGGACTCCCCGAGGTATTGGGGGATGTGCTCCTGGAGTCATTTACTGGTATCCACTGGACTGAGTATGTAGAAGGGCGGCCACCGCGCATAAAACCTATTTTGAGAGGCTCTATGATGGGCAACTTGTTGAGTTTTCCAATACTCTGTCTTTTGAACAAGTTCGCATTGTCTGAGGCTTATCGAAGAAGGGGAATGCGGGGGCGGAAGTTCCGTCTTAACGGAGATGATCTGGTATTCTGTGGCGATAACCAGTTGTTTGGAGAATGGAAAAAGTCGACCAGCGAGTTAGGGTTTGTTGTGAATGAAAGTAAAACCGGGTGTAGTCTTAGTAAGTTGGAGTTGAATAGTCAGGATTTTAGCGTCGAGAACCGGCGTAATCAAACCTATTTGAGACCTACTAAAAAGCTAAACTTCGGTTTTCTAAATTTCCGTTTCAGACCAGATGACGAGGGTTCAGGCGTTTTTTCTCTTTGTGACAAGTTATCGTACAGC